GCACCAGCGAGCCCGTGTCAGGCCCATATGCACAACTGCTTTTGACACGGGTTACCACGCCACATCCCAAGCGTGTGGCACCATCCCCGACCTTCCTGTTGTTAGCAGGTTAACCCTTGGTTTCAGGGGCCACATTCGTTCAATGTCCTGTGGCGAGACATGTGGATAGTCCGATACATCGTGCTTCTCCACGCTCACACGACTACGCCATTCATTTCTGTAGAGGGGGAGATGGCAAACCCCTGCGAGTTTCTCAGTCCACTACCACCAGACCACTGCCGCAGTGTGGCTTCAAACGGGGACATCGCTCTTTCAGGATACGCATGATTACGCTGAGTTGTGTTTCAAGTGGGAAAGTGTGGCCCCAGGCTTAGAGCAACCTTTGCAGGGGCGGACCTCCCAGCTCCACGGACGGATTAAGGACCCAAAGCAACTACATGGTTTTCATGGGAAAGTTAGGTGAGTTTGCAATCCGCACCCCAGCTAGGGCTCGCTCCGGTTGCGGTGAGTGACTCACACCTTTCGGGTCCGGGACATCAAGGTCGAAAGACGTGTTGCTACCTCGCACGTCAAACCTCTACTGCCCCGGGATGCCTATCCCACTAATAGCCAGTGCAATGCCGGTTATTCCAACTAACGTTCCAAAAGTCCATGTGCTGGTTCCCGTGACGGCTGGCACAGTCCACAAAGGCGGTTGGTACCCTAGCCACGCATACCGCAGAGCACCCCTCTAAAGGGAGTTGCGATGACACGCGCCTGAACCCATTAACCACACCTTGGACCCCACCCTACACACAAAACAACTCCACTTCTCCTTACTTGCCTCCCGATACCGCATCACGCTAAATGGTTCTCTAGAACTCTCATGTGCGCCATCAGTTGCTCGGCCGACCTCTGCGTGGATATGACCCCTATTGGCACCCTTGGTAGCCCACACCAAGACCTCATGGCTTTCTCCGACCGCTTCACGACGCGCTCCTCGTGGCACAACTGTTGCCTCGCTAGCTAGATTGTTGGGGCATCGCTACGTTCCCAGCCCCTGTGCCTCAATCTGCTATGTTGCATCAAAGAACTTGTCAACCAGTCCAGGTCGCGCATTGAGTAAGCCATGCTCCCAAGGAGATTCCTCAGCTGCCCATGGGCCGACCTCCACGTCCAGCCCATTGAGGTCGCTCTCCAATCGAAGTTGAGCGTCTGGTTCCAACCCAAACGCTCTGGCAAAACTCAACCTGGCACAGTTTGTTGGTTCTTTGAACTTGGCTTGTTCCCTACGTGCAAGTTCCACGCCTAAGGCCTCATAATCTCTGTAGAAGTGGTCATCTACAGCTTTCTCCCCTTCCGTAACGTGTAACAAGCGGGCGGCAAAAGCTTGGGCCACCGGTACCCCCACGTGAAGACTAAGCTCGCATTGCGCAACACCCCTAAGGTATCTCTTGACAAACGCGGGCTGCACTAGGTTAGCATGACTGGAGGTCATCTGGCTAATGACCTTCCTCCAATCTCTAACCATGCGCCACCTTCCAGGTGACAGCTCCACTGGGGCACACTGGCCGAATCTCACCTGCTCCAAGATTTGCACGGGACGTTCTAGTACCATCTCATGTCCAGACATGCGTAACGCGGTTTGCGCAAAGTCTCCAACCACACGACTTGAGTTGTGAGCGTCAAGGAATATGAGGCAGTTGTCACCGTCGGCCAGGACGTCGAACGGCAAATTATAAGTGCGGAGCACTGCGACAACTACACTGAGCATGATAAGCGTATTACCCATACCCGTATTGAAATCCCCTGAAGCTCTCCCCCCAGCACGCGAGAACTTTACACCACCTTTCGTCACACCCTCATTAACCTCCTGTCTTTTCAAGAGACGAGCAAGCTCGTGGTCACCCGAATGTGCAGCCAAATACACACCGTGTTCCTCACGCAGTTGCCAAACGTCCACGTGCGCCTCAAAGGCAGCACCGTCCACCTCAAACACGACGCAATCGGAGAAGGACTTGAATTTCTTCGCAATGAGTCCTGCACGCGCCGTAAGGTTCAAACCCTTGGCCACAACCCTGGTTGGCGATCCCCCGAAAAGCCTCTTGGCAGTGAGGTAACCCCACAGCCAATGTTCGAATGGCTTCAGAAAAGAAGCAAGGGCCAGATTGTACCTAGGACTTCTCGGAAATATCATCCTAGGTTTTCCAAACTTTCCGTACCCAAACTTCTCTGCTTTTAGAAAGGCGCCTAACTGGGCATCCCGGTGGTAAACCGGGCCGTCAACTCGTAACGACCTTTCTGCATCGAGGTATCTACGGCGCAAAAGCCCACTGTAAGATTGCGCCGTTTCCAGGTAGGACCATCTCGAACCGCCCCAGTTTCTCGCCAGTACTCTAAGTCTTCTGAACACGTTAGAGACCGGACGGCGAGCATCTGGATCGGCTGTGGGGGTGGGTCCCAGAGATCTCTTAAGTAGGGCATGGATCTCGTTGTGGTTGCAGTCCGCATGTACGGAAGGGGCCCAACACCCTTCCACAGGCACTGTACATGCGGTGTACATACGCCGTCGGCGTTTGGGATCGCAGGCGAGGTCTGTTTTCCACTCGAGAATGGCATCCTTGCGGAGGGGTAATGAAGGTACCCCCGCACAAACACCATAGAAACAGACCCGCCTGGCCTAAACGCCTTGGCTCCACCAGCCCTCGGCCACGGGTGATGCCGAGTTGGGGCCGACGCGCTCAAGGATGCTCGTCGCTAGCTTTTCCTGTGCCGATTGGGTATAAGCCAGCGCGACGGTAGGACCTAGCGTTTCCGCCACGTCCTCCGCCGTGAATCCTTGCTGCTTGCACCACTCTATGGCACGCGTGCGGAGTGCTGTGACCAGCGTGGCATCGCGTTTCCTCAGAGTGCTGTAGCACGTCAGCTTGGCGAGGAGTTCTGGGTACAAGCGGAAACAGGTGCCCTCATGCACCGCATTCACGTACGCGTTCTCCAGAACTGTCACTTCCCCGCCAATCCCCTTCTCAGTTTTGAGCATTCCACCACCCAAGAATTTCACCTCGCCACCGCGCGCAGCTACAAGTGCTGTAGCCCTAGGGTGCGCAAACTCAACGGAGAGGTCTGGTGTCCACCGTCCCTTGAGTACAGCACCTAGGTACTTCCCAGCCTTGTCTGGGTTCATCCGCAAAACCCAGCGCGCGCGTTGCCGAAGCCTGGAGCCAGCCGGCCCCTCCGACACCTTCCTGATGCCGTGTTCCCTTACCTCACCAAGCTTGCTCAAGGCTTGGTGGGCGGTGCCCTT